CAGCAGGTGACGCTGCCTCCAGGGATCGGGGGTGAATCGGATCGGGACTCGCTGCCTCCTGCCCTGAACGCTCACAATTGTTCGTTCTGGTAGGTCCAGCAGGTGCTGCACAGCCTCCTTCACCAGGCTATTACCTGCTGCCGTCCTGGTGAATGCTCACAATTGTTCGCAGTCGTTACGCTGCAGGTCGCCGCCTCCAGGCTGTAAAAAAAAATAAAAAAAAATGTTTTTATGTGTTGACAGGTTGCAATCATTACTATATATTATATATATATTCAGCCAAAGGAGATTAAAAATGGATATAAACAAAGTAAACGCAGTAGCAGAGTTCATGGATTTGAACGACATTGACAAAGCCAACATCACACATCAGGACGACCACTATTATACTTTTGGGAATCAGGAGTATATGGTTTTGACTGATGAGGAAGCAGATGACAAGGTAGCAGAATACATCAAGGAAACAGTCTGGGCATTCAATCCTGACTTCTTAGCTCGTCACTCTGGAATAGATAGAGAAGTTTTTGAGAGGTTGCAAGATAGTTGCGAAACTGCAAATGATGCAATCTTTAAATTAATTAAAAACTTTAATGATTTGGTAGAAGATGCAATTGGCACAGACGGAAGGGGTCATTTCTTGTCTGGCTATGATGGCAACGAGAACGAACAAGGAGACTTCTACTTGTATCGTACAAACTAGATCGGGCTAAATTGTTCGGGAAGAATCGGGAACGGGGTTAACCTGCTCCCGATTTTTTTTGTGCTGGTTCTGGATCTGGGTCTATCAGGTTACAGGTCCTGCAGCCTCAGGAGTCCGAACAATTGTTCGACTCCAGGAGGTCCTGCTGCTGGAGAAAAAAACTGGGACTTTTTAGCTGCGAAAAAAAAATTAAAAAAGGTGTTGACAAGTATAGTAATGATTGCTATATTAGAATCATAACAAACAACAGGAAAGGAAATGTTATGAAAAAAGACTACTTAGAAAAAACAAGTATAGCTGACGGAACAGAAGTCAGAATGTTCAGAAACTTAAAAAGCTATACAAATAGTGTCCAGATGAATATTCCAAACTGTGAAGGCAAAAAAAGATGGATCACAGTTGGGTACATCGATATTGCCAGATTAGACGATGCACAATTTATTGTCCATGAAAAGACCAGACAAAAAGTGGTAGCAGAAAACAAGAAATATGTTCACGCTTTTGTCAAAGGCAAGTGGAGAAGTTCTTGGACATTGTGTGGAGATCACGACCAAGTTGAGTACAATCCGAAAGAGAACAAACTTTTCAAAGTTACTGACTGGTATGGCGGCAAAGAAATTTCCCCAGACTGGAGAGGAGTTGTTTACTTCGGTAAGGAAACAACAACGGATGGAACATTAACTTTGTGGAAAGAAAGGGGGTAAAACTTTCCCCACATCGGGGATCGGGCTTGATCGGGGTCAGCTTCGGCTGGCTCCGATTTTTTTTGTGCTTTATTAGGTTTAGGTTTTATAATTTTTCCTGGGAGATTTTTGCCTGGGAAGGAATACGCACAATTGTTCGTACTCACGGCTGGACGCAGGTCATGCCTGGTCCTGCTTTGAAATTGTTCGGAGTTGTGCCTGGAGGCAAAAAAAAGAGCCGAGAAATATTTGGAAAGGAAAATCTCGACTCTTCTTACTATTAACACAATGCCCAATATAGGAAAAGGCATATTTGTTTGGGGGAGTTTCTTTTCAAGTCATGCAACCCCCACCCCGAAAAACTTCGACTGCTACAAATTTAAGAACCTCAGTTTTAAATGCCGATCCTAGGATCTCGTTCTAAAGACGCACTGCCTTTTGCATTGTATGTCTTTTATTTAATAAGGAAAAATAATAAAGGACATATTCTTAATATAGTAGTGATTGCGATATATGTCAATAGAAAAAAATAAAAAAAATAAAAAAAAGTTGTTGACATTATATATAGTAATGATTACTATGTATATATAAACGAAACAGCCAAAGGAGGACACCATGTCAGATCATTGTTTCACAGACGTTAGAGATGGCACTCAATATCGAGTAGCTATAATTTATGAGAACCAATCAGGTTATCATCCATTGGGTAAAGCCAAGCCTGATGATCCACATGAGTTGGACAAGTGGGTAGGCGACAAAGAAGAAGTTAGGGCAAAAGTCAATATGATGAATAAGCATCTTAATATTGATGAGGATAGGGAGAGAGAAATAAGATTTTCCACCATGCAAGAGGTTCTTGGAGTTGATGAAGACTATGATGAAGACTATGATCACGAATACGAAGTCGGATTAACTCTTGAGGCGAGAGCCAAAGGAGATAAAAATGACTAAGTGGGAAGTCGTGTTGACAGTCGTACAAGCCATTACCTTTTGGGTAATGGTTTGTGCAGTCGTAATAATCGTGCCATTTTAAGGGGGTAGCAAATGACAATAACGCAGAAAATTAAAAAGCTTTGCCAAGAAGAAATTGAAACGAATAACGAGCATCCTTGGGAAACTATATTAGATGGCACGGGAGATATATGTCGTGGTCGTTTGGAATTTGCAGAATCTGTTTTGGAAATCATTAATAATGAATCCAATTATTTCTGGAACAAATAGAAGGGAGGAGTGAAGCTGGGTTTGTAGCCCAGCTTCTTTTTTATCCTGTAACCGAACAATTGTTCGTATTCAACGAGTCAGGTACGCTGCGTTCCTGCTGTAAAAAAAAAATGAAAAAAGATATTGACATATGTAGTAATCAATACTATATATATATTATAAATTAATTTCAGCCAAAGGAGAAAGAAATGCAGAAAAAGATTTATTTTGCTTACGGAGCAAACACTAACAAAGATGCGATGGCGATTAGATGTCCCAAAGCTAAAGTTATAGGTGGCGGTCATATTTACGGCTACAGGTTAAAGTTTAACAATGTAGCAGACATCGTTCCTGTCAAAGGATTCGATCAATACGCACCTTGTGTTATATGGGAGATCACAGAGTCTTGCGAAAGATCCTTGGATCGATTCGAGAGTTATCCGTCATTGTATGACAAGATTGAGGTAACTGGTTACGAGGGGACGCAAGGAGAAAGTATAACTGGCTTTGCTTATGTTATGAACTACAAAGGTTTTCATACACCAAGTCCAATTTATGTCAGAGGCATCAGAAATGGATTGAAAGGTGTGTGGGACAAGTTCTACCATGCAGACATTGATAACCATATCGACAAAGCAATCATAGAAAGTTTTCGTGAAAGCGAGAAGCCAATGGTTCACCATCAAAGAATCGGTGGGAAGCAGTGGGCTTAAAACTTTCCTGAGGCGAAAGCCCAGACCTTCACGGGTCTGGGTTTTTTTCTGGCTGGAGAGCGAACAATTGTTCGTACTGGATCGGGCAGGAGGCTGATCGGGCTGATCGGGGATCGGGCTTCGCAGCCATCTGGTTCATGAAGCATCAACCTTCCAGTGCTTTTATAGGGTTATAAATAAAAAAAAATTTAAAAAAAAATCCAATAAAATCAATGACTTAACAAAATAAAATTGTTCGTACTTGCAATGATTACTACACTATATTATATATATCTTGTGACGTTAATTAATTTGGAAAGGAAAAACATCATGAAGAACAAATTTAAATATATCAACAATCAATCAAGATTTGCTTTTGGTTTTGAGCCCGAGTTTAATTGCTCAATTGAAGATTACGAATTGAACCAAAGAAATAGGACAAGTTCTAATCCTATTCATGGTCTATTCATTAAACGTGATGGTAGCCAAGCTGATTGGGAAATGGATTTGCCCGTATTAGCTGATTGTCAATTGGCTTGGGATTATTTAAAAGAATGTTGTAACTTTGTTACCTCTAATGGTGGAACAGTAAATAAACATTGTTCAGCTCATGTTCATTTGTCTACATTACCAATTAGAGCTGATTTAACTAATGAAGAGTTCACTAGGAAATCAATTCAAATGAAAAGACATTCAAATAGTTATTTAGAAGATGTAAACAATCTCAAACAATTGTTTGAATTTAATGAAGATACAAATTCATTTACTCAATTACCATTGGAAGTTTACAAAGATGTTGGTTATAGAATTTCAAGTGAAATTGATTTTTATAAAAGCACAATTGCAAGCTCTAGGCATGATTGTTATTATGCAAGATTTCCTAAATCACCAAGTGATATATTAAGAGCTGATCCAACTATTGAAAGTTTAAGAGATGTTTTAAACTCTACATCCCCAAGATGTATATACAAATATACAGCTTTAAATATTAATCATTATAACGTTAAAAAGACATTTGAAAATAGATCACATGGTGGAACACTTGAAATGAATAAAATGAAAACTTGGTTTAAGTTTTTATCCAACATTATTGATCATACTGTTCAAAAGCGTTTTAAAGCTCGTACAGAGCTACAACAGTTAACTAGCCCTAGTTATATTGGAAGATCAGCAAACACTGTTAAATCTAGGCTATGGGATTTCTGCAGAGGTCAAGTAAGATCAACTAGAGAGATCATGGCACATTGTAATATTAACAATGCTCAGTCAGTTCGTAGAACTATTTCAGAGATCAGAGATAATGACCATTATAAATCATTTGTTGTTACTCATAATCAACAAGAATTTGGTGTTGATTATGGTCATTCTAGAGATCATGGTGACAATGGATATGAAGTTTTAATTTCTAAAGATATTGAAGTTGAAACAGGTGACATTGAAAAGATTGAAGATGAAAATTTACGAGGTGATATATCTTTAATTGCAGGATTGGATGATCAAACCTTAGCAGATCTAAATGAGAGAATAAGAACAATTCCTAGATAATTGTTCTTAAAAAATTAAAATAACCTAGTTAATTTACTAGGTTATTTTTTTTGTCTAAGTTATTGTTTTTATTGAATAAATCGGGGATGGTATACCATATCCACCATCAAATTTTGTATTTTTTGTGCAAAAATTTTCTACACCAAGTTCCCCTCAAACGACCCCCATGTGTTTGAAAAACGACCACTAAAAAAATTTTTCACAAAAAAATCTTGCACTTTTGTGCAATCAATACTATATATAGTATGAAATGAGGTGCAAATGGCAACATATAGATTTAAGCTCCCCCGTACAAGGGAGTTCAATGTCAGAAGTGACAATCATTTAATGCAAGAGATAGCGACTTCGTTGTGGTGCAAGGGCATGGAGATGTCTTCGCTTCTTAAAAACGTAGCCAATGCCTGCTGCGACTGGAATGGCAAGGCATATCGTTACGGCACGAAGGAAGAATTAATTGCAGACATGAAAAAAAATAACATTTTAATAAACATGGACGAAAGGAAAGCCAATGAAACGAACTGATTACGGGTATGCAGACCTGACAAGCAAGGAGATTTACAATTATCGTAAAGATCTGGGCATGAGTCAGGCAAAATTATCCAAAAAACTAGGACTAAGTCTAAGAACTTGGTGTCATTACGAGTATGGAACGCAAAAAATGCCAGTTTCTGTGCACATGGCACTCCAATTTTTACAAAATGGGGGTGAAGAGGTAGAAAAAGCACATGACAACGTAAAAAAACATCAAGAACCACTCACAAAATACGACATGGACAGGATTACGAGGCTCCGAGAGTCAATAAAAGACACTTTAACGTCAATTAAGGACAGTTTAGACCCTATGTCAGCTAAAATCATCACACAAAGCGATAAAGAGATGGGCTTTCTGTTGTCAAAAATAAATAATTGATATAATATCTCTACAAGAACAAGTTTTTTGTGGAGAGATATATGGCAAACGGACCTCTTGGGGGATTTATGCCTACCCCACCATCACCAGGTCAACCACCTCAGGTGAAATTAGAGACATCTGCTGAAAGTAGGGGTGCTTTCAATAAATTTTTAGGTACTTTGCCGAGTAATGGAGCAATAGCTCCCATCCAGACAGGAGTTGTTCCATCCTCCACAGCTCCTGTCACTCCAATGACGGGTAACGTCAACATATTCCAGCCACAAATGTCACAAATGACGGCTATGCCGATGATGCCACCTGCACAACCTGTGCAGATGATGTTTAATGGTGGTGAGGTGGATGATGCTTTTGATGATTTTGGTGATTTCAGTGGTATAGACACTCCCTCTGATACAAACATTGGTGGTGGAGATGATAACTTTGACGAAGGATTTACTGAAGAAGAAGATCCAGATAGAGCTGGTGATTATCAAACAGATGACAGTGGCATCTTTACTGGCACAGGTGGTGACGATAGTCCTCCACCAGTTGTAGACACACGACCACGAACAAATATTCGTAATGTAGGAGCTGGTTCTAATCTAAGGTTTGATCCACAATTTACTGCCGATCTATTAGGAAGACGATTTGGAGATAGCAACATATCTGGATTTATGGCTCCAGCAGATTTTGCACAAACCACACAAGGTGGTGCAACTGCACCTACATCAACTGGCTTGCCGTCACTTGGTCTAGGTCAAAATCTTTTAACTCAAAAACCAACAGTATCAAGGCAAGATGTGCTTACAGCGGCTAACAGATTATCTGACGTAGCTCCTGCAGCTTCTGTGCCACTAGCACCCACATCACCATTTTTTGATCGTGATTTATTAGATGATCCATTAGGTCTTGGTATTAAAACAGGTTTTGGACCTACAGTAGATGCAATTGAAGCAGGGAGAGCTAGAGCTAGAGCATTTCCAAGTTCAGGCACACCTGTAGCATCATTAAGAGGTGGGGTTGATAGGCTTGTAAATCTTTCAAAAGATCAATCAATACCTCCTTCGATTACAACGATAGAAGATGATCTAATTCAGGGTCGTGGATTAGGAGAGAATATTAATAATCCTGGTAACATCAGAACTGGTGGTGGGTTTGATGGTGAGATTGGTAGAACAAGAGATGGTTTTGCTATTTTTGACAGTATGAAATCTGGTGTTGATGCAATTAACAAATTATCTACAACATACGGAAAAGAACGAAATATCAACACAGTAAGAGAGTTTGCAAATAGATATTCTCCAGTGGGAGAGAACACACCAAAAGAAGTCGCTGGTAAAATCAATCTTTTAAGTAATGCGTTAGGAGTAGGACCTGACGAGAAGGTTAATTTTGCAGATCCTAAGGTACAAGCTGTATTTACTCCAGCATTAATCACTTCTGAGATAGGTCGTGATAGAGCACAAAACGTAGCTAATGTATTAAAAGGATTTGATCCAAAGCCTTTAAATGATGTAGATGTGGCAACAGAACCATTTACATCTTTTGATGTAAGAGATCGACCTCTTACACAAGAAGAATTTGACCGACAAAGAAATTTTTTAGTTCGTGATGCAAGAGATTTTTTAAACGCAAGAAGAATACCTGGTCTAGCGTTTGATCCAGCAGATGTTCCCGTAGAGACAAACAGACAAAGAATTGATCGAGAGCAAAGAGCAATCCAAGACAGAGGTGGCAGACCTGCATTCAACTTAGGACCTGGTCAAACAGGTGTTGACATCAGAGGACCTTTGGCAGCAAGACTAGCTTCAGTATTGCCAGATCAGGCATTAGAGACTTTAGCAGATAGACGTGATATAGAGCCATTTGCATTGAGCAGAGTAGGTGAAGATTTTGATCCAGCGTTGAACATCGTAGATAGAAGAGAGCAGGCTCAAAGAGTACAAGAGCTATTAGATCGTGGAGCAAGAGCACAAGAAATATCAAATATTCAAAGAGCATTAGATAGAGAAACTGTTGCAGAAGATTTAGATAGACCAATAAGTTTTGTTGATAGTGACCCTGTTGCAGATTCGACTGCAACTACAGATCTTACAAGAGGTCCTGATGTTTCCGTTGTAGGCAGTGATGTTGTGCCCTCGTTAGAAGTTAAAGACATTGTTGGTGATGTAACACAAGAGCGAGTAGCTGATATTTTAAACAGACCAGATCGTTTTAAAGATACATTTAAGATTGGTGATGCAGAATTTCCGAACTTAATTGCTACACTTGCTAACAAAGCTGGGTCATTCTTTGACAGACGTTTGTTTGATGGCATTGTTAAGAAAGGTCTTGATGCTGTTGTCGATCCAGATACAGGCAGAATTATTGGAGCTAAAGATGAGTTTGGCAATTTAATCGAAGGTCGTGATTTAGAGCAATTCAAAGATGAAGGTGGCGATTCTGATCCAATTGGAACATTTTTGAAGAAAGCAACAGAAGATAAGGAAGAAAAGGATACACCACCTAACGTATTTGGAGGAGGGACACCTAGAAAAACCCTTGAAAATATACCTACAGTAGTCTCTTCTCCATTCCAAGCTAGAGACATAAACTTTACACCTGTAGGTTTTGATGCAGGAAATTTAAATGAACTTATTGAAAGAATAACTGGAGTACGATCACCAAGAAGAATGCAAGAGGGTGGCACAGTAGCAGCAGTGGATAGATTTTTATCTAAGGTAGCATGAACAGCTTACAATATGCCGAGTATTTAAGTGATGATGAGTTATCCAAGATAGCTCCTATGCTTGATCGCTTGACGATGCTTGAAAAGCAGAAAGTAAGTCAAGACAAGTACATGGATTTTGTAAAACGTATCTGGCCTTCTTTCATTGAGGGTAGGCATCACAAGATATACGCAGATAAATTACAAGAAGTGGCAGAC